ACAGCGATACGCCGAAGCTCTATTTCAAGCCAGCACGCCCGCTGACTGAGGAAGAGTTGAAGCAAGCTCTTGTAAATCGCGATAGCGATGAGGCTCAAAAGGCGATCACTATGACAGTGTCCAAAACGGACGGTGGCTCTGCTGACAAGCCCAAGGCTGAGGCAAAGGCTGAGGCAAAGGCTGAGGCAAAGGCTGAGGCAAAGGCTGAGGCAAAGGCTGAACCAAAAGCTGAGCCCAAGGAAGAGGGTTTGTCTTTCAGCGAGACGGCTGACGAAGAGCCAAAGGTGACCACAAAGAAGGCAGAAAAGCCCGAGGTCAATGACGAAGATATTGACGATCTGGTTGACGGCTGGGATTAACCCCCACCTTTAGCTAACATGGCGGGGCGCAGCTGCATTGGCTGCGCCCCTGCTAAACACTCAATACCGTCGGGCGGACACAATGAAAACACAACAATTTTTAGATACGGTAATCGGCGACGAAGGTTACTACTGCATATTCGCAGTGCGTGGTGAACGTCGGGTGCAGAAGTTCTACAAGACAATTCAAGAGGTCGTCATAGCGTCTGAGCATTTTGACGACGACGGGTTTGATGTTTACTACGCCCTCGCCACTTTCGGCACAGCTGAGTCTCGTAAACAGCAGAACGTGAAGCAAATGCGTTCGCTTTACCTTGACCTAGACTGCGGCCCCAACAAAGAATTTCCGAGCCAGATGAAAGCAATCGACGCTCTCAAAAAGTTCTGCACAACGCTAGGTCTGCCTCGCCCAACTCTGGTTAGCTCAGGTCGCGGCGTGCACGTATACTGGCCCCTGATTGAGACAGCTGAGCCTGTGGAGTGGTTTCGTGTTGCGGAGCGCCTTAAGGCGGCTTGCGCTGAACAGGGTTTCGATGCCGACCCTGCAGTCACCTCAGACATGGCACGTGTTCTCAGGGTTCCCGGAACGCACAACCACAAAGACGACCCCGCAAGCCCTGTGAGAATGTTGGCCACCGCTGCTGAACCTGTTGGCTTGGTTGCGTTTGCGAAGCTTCTTGGCGGAACATTGAAGCCAGTTCTCCCTCCTATGGACCTCGGCCCTGATCCTGTGTTTGACGCTCTCATTGCCAACACTGAGAACAGCTTCGCCAACATCATTCGCAAGACAAAGGCTGGGCGCGGTTGCGATCAGATCAAGCACATCGTTCAGAATCAAGATGATATAGGCGAGCCGCTATGGCGTGCAGGGTTGTCAATTGCCAAGTTCTGCACCGACGGGGACAAGGCGGCTGTGGTTATGTCCCGCAATCACCCCGATTACGACTACGATGTGATGCAGAGAAAGCTGTACAACATTCGCGGGCCATATCTATGCTCTCGGTTTGACGAGTATAATCCCGGCATCTGCTCGGGTTGTCCTAACTTTGGAAAGCTGAAGTCACCTATCAACCTTGGCAAGGTTGTGTTGGAGGCTGATCCAGAGGAAGAGGTTGAGGTGCAGGAGCTCGGTGAGGTTAAGAAGATCACCATTCCAACCTACCCGAACCCCTACTTTCGTGGGAAGAACGGCGGCATCTACCTGCGGATCAAGGACGACGATGGTGACACGATTGAAGAGTGTGTTTATCACAACGACTTCTATATGTCTCGGCGCCTGTATGATGCTGAGCTTGGGGAGGTTGTTGTCATGCAGCTCCACTTACCAAACGATCCGAAGCGGGAGTTCTCTATCCCAATGCGGGACGTAACTTCGAAGGACGAGTTTCGTAAGGTGCTGGGCACCAACGGGCTCTCCGTTTATGGAAAAAACCTAGAAAGATTGATGGTATACGTTATGAAATGGATTGATGAACTACAAGCAACAGGCGGAGCAGACGAAGCTCACAAGCAGTTTGGTTGGGTCGATGACAATATGGACGCATTCGTGCTGGGTGATCGTCTGATCAAAGGGAATGAGGTTGAGTATAACCCACCGTCATCCCAGACAAAGGCATTGATCAAGGACGGCGCGTTCGACCAGAAGGGTGAGATTGAAAAGAGCCGATCCCTGCTGGAGTTCTATAACAAGCCCGGTTTTGAGATGCACCAGTTTGTTGTGGCATCCGTTCTCGGCTCAGTTCTCATGGAGTTTACGGGATTGAACAGCCTTGCGATCAATCTCTACGGCAAGTCAGGTGTGGGCAAAACCACTGCCATGATGGCAGGTCTGTCCATATTCGGCGACCCCATGCTCTTGATGAACCACCGCAATGACACGCACAACTCTCGCCTAAACCGTGGTGAGGTGATGAAGAACCTCGCGCTGTGCTCTGACGAGATGACAAACATCAAGAGCCACGAGGCCTCTGAGTATGTCTACCAGATGTCAGGTGGTCGCCAGAAGAACCGTATGTCCAGCAGCGGTAACACCGAGAGGTTCCGCGGAGATCCTTGGGCTTTGATTGCTATCTCCACCACCAACACAAGCTTGTGGGAAATTCTTAGCCGCGAGAAGGCACGTCCCGACGCCGAACTTCTTCGTTTGTTGGAGATCAACGTGCAGAAGCAGATCAAAGACCCTGCTCTGAAAGTTCAGACTGACGCGCTGTTTGAAGACTTCAAACGAAACTTCGGTTGGCTCGGCACAGAGTTTATCCAGTACATCATAAGCAACCGAGAAGAGTGTCGCACACTGGTGAAGGACGTTCGTTCCCGCATCGACAAAGCTGCTGACCTGTCATCTGAGCATCGCTTCTGGTCCGCCGGTGTGGCATGTGCAATCGCGGCAAACATCATTGCTGGACGTGTAGGCATCTTGAATTACAACACCGCCGAGATATTCAGCTGGGTTGTCGATGAGCTCAAGCAGCGCAAGGGATTTGTGAACGAGAGCGGCACCTCTGTGGAGACAACTCTGAACAACTACGCAGCTGAGAACTACAACAACATCTTGTGGATCAAGAGCACTGACGATTTGCGAGCAACAGGTGAGCATAGTGGGATCGACTCTCTCGTTGTCCCGGACGCCCTACCCAAGACCAAGTTGGTTGCTCGATACGAGACGGACACCAAGCGCTTCTTCCTGCTGCCGAAGCCTCTCAAAAACTGGTGCACTGATCAGCAGATTGCCTACTCAGAATTTGTCAAAGATTTGCAGGAGAAGATGGGTGCAACCAAACAGAAGATGCGTATCACCAAGGGCACACATATGAACCTGCCCGCAACGGATGTTATCGTCGTCGAGTTCAAGCTGGAGGAATAAGATGTCTGACAAGGTAATGAAGGTTGACGACATTGCACCGGACAGTGTTCGGATCGTGATCGACTGGGACGCGTTCACCGTTGGGGCTTCAATGTTCATACCTTGTGTGGATACGTCCAAGGCAAAAGAGCAGGTGAAGAAAATCGCCCTGCGTAAAAACTACGAAATTTTGGACAAGATTTGCGTGGAAAACAACATGTTGGGTATACGCTTCTGGAGAACCGCATGATATGGTGCCTTTGAACAGTCCATATTCTGTTCTCCGCTCTACTGCCCCCGCCTTGTGCGGGGGCTTTTTTTATTTGAAGAGCTGGAACCCTTGGTTGAACTCCTCGGCACTCTTGATCATCTCAGGTGAGTAGACGATACCGCCGCGCATCTTCTTGGTCGTGTTCTTGAACCCAACATTTGATTTCTTAAGAGCGTCACGGGTCAGAGCTTGGCCTCGATATAGAGGTGGAAGATTGCGGTTCCACTCTTGGATATCCTCAAGCGCTTCGCGAGCCCCATCGGCGTCACCTGCACGTCTCGCCATGTTGTATTTGCGAGTCAGCGACGTTCGTTTTGAGCGGATACCATCATACTTGCGACGTTCGTTTCTGTTGACCTCAAGCTGTTGGATGTAGGCCGCTGGGGAGAAGCCCAATGCTTGCACCGCAATGTTGTACCCGTTCAAGTCTTCAACAACTGCATCATCTCTACGGGTCAGTGCGCCCTCTGTTCCGAATCTACCGGCCTTCATAAGGTTTCGAACCGCCGTTGGAGCTGCAGCTTCCATACCGCGCCACACTTCCCCATCATTCATCAAACCCACACCGCGCAAGACGTTGTTGGCTGTCCCGATGGCAGGGCCACCGATCTGCTCGGCCAAAGTCCAGATCGGGCTCTGATCCTTGTCGATAATAGGTGGCTGATAGAGCATGCTGTTGAGGCTTGTGCGGGACGCAACATCGGCACCTGTGATGTAGTTTATCGGTCCCGAGTATAGGCCCTCGCCGAGAAGCTTACGTGTCGCCGATTCAAAGTCGTCCTCCCCGTCGTCTCGGAACAGGTTGTAGATCATGCCAATGGCGCCCATCATGGGCATACCTGAGGCACCTGTAACAAGACCGTTCACAAGGAGAAACTGCAGGAGTTGTTTGCGAGCCATTGCTCTCTCGGCGGGCGGTGAGTCTTTGAAAGCCTTGTCCACCATCGAAGACATCATGTGATACTTGTTGATGGCGAAGTTCTTATACATGAAGACCACGTTACCGAACGCGTTCTGTGCATAGACGGGCCGACCCGCCGCGGCGAGCGTGCCAAGGTTAACCTCCACGGCCTCCAGAGCTTTATCCGAGGCTTTCTTCTTATGTGCCAGCGTTGGTACGCTGTCTGATCCAGCCATGATCTTCTTGAGTTCGAGATTGTAAGCGGCAACCGCCAAGACCTCACGGTTATAGCGCTCAGAGTAGTGCATCAGAGCACCTGAGTATTTGTTCAAGCGTTCCATTGCCGCTGAAGTTCCGTCGATCTCCAGAGCCTCCTGCGTTACAGACGCCGCCAGTTGTCCACGCAGAGTAAGCTCCTCATAGAGGGTGTCCAGATCTCTGATATTTTGTGGAAGGTTGGGGTCGTTAAAGTCGTAATTGGCTACAGATTTGCCAAATCGTCCAAAGTCCACATCTCTCATTTCAACACCGTCGGCACCGTCAACCTCGATGGAGCGGAACGTCGGGGATGCTGCTAGGGCCCGGCTTGCGTCACCCATTGCACGGATGGTCGATCCCATGCCGTATTCACCACCAAGGTAACCTGAGGCCATGATCGTATCGAACACGGGGAGCATGGCAGAGGCGGGGCTAAGACCCATGGTTGCGGCAAAAGCGAGAGAGTTGATAGCTTGGGATACTGAGTTGACCTGAGGGTTCTTCGCAAACTGCGCCATCTCGTCCATGACATTTGCGATCAGGTTCGTATCCATGCTCTCTTTGTAACTAAGTCCAGACTCGTCGGGGCTAGAATTAAGCTTTCTTTGGAACTCCTGCAGAGCGCCTGAACCCTCAAGCTGCACAATTTGACGACCAAGGTTCAACCCTGTGCGACGTATTGTGCTGGCAAGGTTTGTGTCAATATCTATTTCAAGGTCACTATCAAGCGACCCGTCTGACAATGCGTCTGGGGATATGTCACCGAGAGCGCCTCTTACGTTCTTGCGTCTGCGCATGTTGTGAACAAGCGATCTCTCAGGCATGGCGTCGAGCACCATGTCAACCAGTTTTGTTTTCAGAGCAGGGTCTTTTATACCTGCACCGTCGATTTCCGTGAGGAAGTCCTTAACAAAAGAACCGTCAGGTCCGCCCTCATAGCTGTAATCCCGACTGCGTTTGCCCATGCTCATCTCTGAGTTCAGATCACCCTGACCACGGGACTCGTTGTAAGCCTGCACTCTGTTGGCAGCTGCCCGCATCTTTCGATCAGAAGCGTGGTAAGTTGTGAATGTTTCCACATTTCCAGTTCTGGGATCAGAGGCGGTGTACTGCAGGCGGAAGCCACCCTCGCGCGTCAGCGGGAAGTAGGGTGTTATGTGGCCGCTCTGTCTCACAAGAATGTCGAGAAGCTTGTCGATGGCGCGACGGCGAGCCGAACCTTCAGTGATGTCTTGGCCCATACGTTCCATAAGAGAAGAAACCATACGTTTCTGCAGGCTGGCGTAATAGTTCCGCGTCTGATTGTAGAGACGTTGTCCTTCGGGGCTCAGGTTTTTGAAACGAGCGCGAGCTTTGATGTAGTAGTCGCTCTTCTCAGGGGAAGGTGACTCTGAGGCATAGGCTGCAGTGCGACCCTTGGATTGGAAGTCCGTATTCAACTTGACCATAGCGGCGGCGCGAGCACCCTCTGTTGGATAGGACGAGCGTTTAATTTCACCTGTGTTTGTGTCAGCGTAAGCAAGCCAGAACTTGGAATATGGGTTTCCATCGAGAGAGCTGTCAACTTGCTCCAACGTATCATCGTGCATGATTGAACGTAGCAGATCGTGACCTTGGCGGTCTTCCCGGCGGAACTTGGCCATATCGTTCACCATGGCAGAGTTGACCAAGGCCAGCTTGTCGTAGGCACCTTTCAAGTTCTCAATAGCGTCGAGGAGGTCTTTTGCAAAAGGTATTTTGTCCTCGGCAAGGCGTACAAGGTTGCCGACTCTGAGAGACTTCAAACCAGCGCGCTTTACCATATCAGGAGCGTTGCTCGCAATGAAGTCACGCGTCATGTCATACCATTTGTCGCTGGTTCCCGCGCGAGGTTTGACCAGAGATTTGAGGGTGGCGATAGCTTCCTTGGGTGAAGTGTTCAGATACATCGGCGCAGCTGAGCGATACTGTGGTGCAGGAGCGAGAATGCTGTCTATGATGCGGTTTGTCTCGGCGAGGTTACCCATGTCCTTGGCCAATGCGCGGCGGATGATCTGCCTCACAGCGTTTGTAAACTTGTTCCACGGATTCATACCCGTGCTGTCCACCTTCGTTTGAGCAAGCATGGCTTGGAACTGGGGGTTACCCATGGCCTCCGCCACAAACTCATCCAAATTGCGAGTGCCGTAGACTTCACCGATCTGACCGCGGACATTGTCCCAAATAACACGCAGCTGTGCCGTTGTGGGTAGAGAGCGATTGGCCAGTGATGCAGCCGTCAAAGCATGCGCCATCTCGTGCATAACAGTGTGGCCATTCATGCCTGTGTTACGATTGATCTGGATCGTGTTTGTCTCTGGATTGAACATACCAGCAGCGTCAACACCGTTTGAGCCGTCGATTGAGCCAACGACCTCGACACGGGTATCACCAACAAGGTCAGCGAATCGGTTCGCCATCTTCTTCAGTGTCTTGTCTGTGCTATTGGTGGAAATTCCACGTAGCGCGCCTGACAAGTCGCCGTTCATAAGAGCCGATACGGTCGCGGTGTCGATGGGTGTGTCCACTGGGGTAGCGGCGAGCTGATACTTGTCCATGAACTCCTGAAGTTCTTTGGCGACCCCTTGGTCATTTCTTATATTTTCAGGGAATTGAACAAAGTTGGTCACTTCACCGTCGGTGTAGAATGTCCCCTCAACACCTGAATCTTTCAGAGCTTGCACATCTTCACTTTTGTTCAAGTCGAAATTTCTATATTTCCCCTTCTCCGTCTGTTGGACAAACTTGGACGGGTCAATCTGGCTTTCCACAATGTCGGAAGATCCAACAGCAATGGATGTGTCTTTTGGCAGCGTTGTGCTTTCACCTGCAATAGCTCTAACAATGTTCGGTCGATCTCTTGCGGAAAGGCCAACTTCCCTCAATGCAGAGTTTAGCTTTCGCATGTCATTGAGCGCGTCCCGTCGATTAAGCTCAACTGATTTTCCGTTAGGGCCAGTTAATGATACAGGAGGAACAACATCTTTGAATTTTTCAGCGACTCCGCGGTCCTGTGACCAATACTTGCCTATCCCGAAAGCTGCCTCTCCAACACCGTCACCTCCACCTTCACTTCTCTGAGCTCTGTATAGGGTTATTGTAGCGGGCTCATCGCTGACTGGAGCTGCAGCAGGCGCAGTATCCTGCACACGTCTTCCCAGTCCTCTTGCGTCAGGTGCGATAGTTTCGGCGGTATCTGCATCTCTGTCGAGGGTCCGTCCGCTTGGCTCCAAGCTTCGTCCACCGTCTTCAACGCCAATTCCAGCTCCAGACGGTCCAGTTGTGTCTTGGGCATCTTGTGTTCCTAGCAGTGCTTCAACCCGAGCAGGTAAGTCTGGTTTGTTCTTTCGCACGTATGTGTTGTTCGCATACTTGCGAAGCTCAGCTTGCACCTCAGGCTCATCCAAGGTTTTGCCCATAATCTTTTTGCGCACAGGGGCCTGCCTTGAAACACCGAGTTCGTTTAGCAGATCGTTGTCGATTGTCGCTGGCTCAACAGGTGTAGGCTCAACCGTAGAAGGTTCCACCTGTGACTCAGGTGCGGTAATAGGTGCTGTTCCACCAAACAAACCTTCTTGTGTTCTCAGGTCACCGCTATTGAAAAGTTCACCCTGTGTCCCAACAGTCGCATTGAGTGACATCTCAAGTTGTTGATCCGCACGTGCAGGTGGGGCGGGAATGTCTAGATCAAGCTGACGGCCTGTACGCTCCTCAGGTGTGAGAATGAGGGGGTCGGCAGGTGTTGTTCCCAGATTGTCTCCAGTGAAAAGCTCACCTTGTCCCTCTAGAACTACGGGCGCAGCTTCTGATACTTCCGCCACCTGATCTGGTTGAGGTAGGGGTTCTATTGTCGGCGCGGTTGGTGTTTCAACAGCAGGCTCTTCTTTAGGTGTGGGCGTTCTTCCACTCTCACCGAAACCCGGAGCACGGGCCGCTCCACCGAGCACGCCCCCTGCGATACCTGCGTCTATATATTCTTTGATTGCATCTTCGTCGTCGATTGCTAGGCCCGCTTGGGCACGCTCCAACATGGACTGGCCGATCTCCGTAAGACCTTCAGTTGTTGCACCACCAGCGGCACGGCTACCTGTGCGCACAAACAGACCCTTGGCACCACCAATGGAACCACCAGCGGGCTTGAACAATCCCGTTATGAGAAGTTTTGAAGCAACACCCTCGAGCGCAGACTGCCCAAAGGTGGACAAAAGAGCGTCCCCTAGATCAACAGATTCTTTCTCACCAGCGGCTACTTGCTCTTCCTGACGTTGTACGTTTCCGCCAAACAACAAGGGTGCTGAAACAAGAGCACCTGCAGCGATAGGGGCAACAATGGCACCTGCGGGAGCGAGCAATGTTGCTGCACCTGCTGCACCGAGTGAGGCACCCAGCTGAGGCACCTGCTCACCGGCAAGCTCTCCAAGGAATGTTAGACCAGACCCAAGACCCTGCACGTCATGCCAGCGAGTTGGATCAGGATGAGCGATTCTAAGCGCACCGAGCTCTTGCCGTGCCGACTCTTCCAAACCTTCACCGAAGCGGTCAATGGCGCCGATGCCGGCCTTCTCACCGATAGTCTCGATGGTTGTACCGAGCAAAGATTTACTCTGTTGGACGCCCCGATCAAAACCACGCCCAAGCGCAGTTCCGTCGTCAAACTCAGGCGCTTCGCCAAAAACACGCTCAAACTTGCTTGAGTATTCGCCCTCTGCATTTTTTACAAATGCGTTGATGCGGGAGTATTCCTCGTCAGTTGGAACCTCTCCGGCGATTCTCACACTGTATTGTTTACCCGATTGAGCTCCGGGAACCTTGATTATCGCCATTGTGTGCCCCTATTAGCCCTTGGTCGCGTCCATATCTACCCCGGAAGCTCCGCCGGTGCCATTGATCATACCTATTGCGTTATTCAAAATAACCTGACCTTGGTCAACCATATCTGGGTTCTTAGACAATGTGCCCTGTTCGATCAAGGATTGCCCAAGCTCAACCTCGGAAGCTGCCAACTTGCGAACTTGGAGAGGTGTTGGGCCGCTTGGACCACCTCCACCAGATGCACGTCGCGCAGCCGCTGCGCGTTGCATGGCCAGTTGGGCGTTCGCCATACGTGAGTTTTCGATCTCTTTCAGGATGCCCATGCGGTCAGTGTCATATTGATCACGGCTTGCACGATAAGATTGCGCACCCTGCAGACCTGCCTGTCCGAGAGCTGTGCCAAAGTTTGGCTCATTGGAACCGAGAAGACCTAGACCAACCTCAGCAAGGGCAAGCCACTTGTCCTGTTCGCGAGCTTCCTCACGACGCTTGAGCGTAGACATGAGCTCCTCTTCGTAGGTTCCAAGTTTGCCTGAGCCGCCCGAGGTTTGACCAGCAGAAGCTATGCCGCCTGAGGTTTGACCAGCAGAAGCCATGCCGCCTTGGGGCGGTGAAGTGGGCATAGCTGTGGGAGTTTGGCCAGCTTGTCGTTGAGCTTGAGGTGAAACAAATGGAGTCCCGTCGCGAGATGGAGCCATGAGATCTGCAATTCCACCCGTTGGTATTACCAAAGGTTTCCCTGTCTCAGCCCCTTCGCCAACCTTACCTCCCGGACGCAACCTGTCCGCAAAGTCGTACATTTCCGCGCCGAGTTCTGGGTTGGTTATAGAGGTTGCCCAAGCAGGAAGATCGACAAGTTTGGCAGCGCCAGAACGTGCAAGGCCCACAAGATCAGGGGTATTATCAGAGATAAAGTTTCCAACACCCGCGGCTGATTCAATCGCGATGAGGTTTGTCTCGAGAGCTTCACGTTGGTTATCCGTCAGGTCCGAACCTGCAAGTCTACGTTGGGTTTCCGCAATACGGTCACCGAGGGTTTGGGTCGGCACAGGGGCTTCTATTTTCACAGGTAAATTTTCAGATGGGAGCATGGTGTCATAAGCCTCACCCGAATCTTGTCCACCTCCCAAGTCTGCACGGCGAGATATGGCATCTTGCTGCTGCGGGGTCATCTCCGACATAAACATCCCACTTGCCGAATCGTAACGATCCACAGGCTGTGGTTCCGGCATGCGAGAAATATACTCGTTAACCGACATACCCGCCGCATTGGCGGCTGAAATCGTAGCAGGGTCATTGGCAAGGAAAGAAGCGCGCCCACCCTCAGCCATTTTCACAGGCTCTTGAGTGTTTCGGACGCCTGTGTTCTGACCCATGTTTGTCTGCGGTGCCATGGCTTGTGCCATAGAGGCGATACCTTGCTGTGGAACACCTGCGGCGTTGACCGCTTCTTCAGCTACCGTGGGCTGCATAAGTCCCTCTTGTCGCGTTGCGTCTTGGCGCATACGTTGTCTACGCTCGATCTCCCCCAGAACCATAAACTGGGGAGCTCCGCCACTTGGCGACTGCATCTCCTGCACGAGCTGTTGCTCGGAGAAATTCTTCAGTTTGTCCTGAGTGTCGAGCATATTCATCATTATGAGAACGCCTTGTAGAGGGAGAGGCCGGATAGGCCGGCTCCTGCAAGTTGTTGGAAAGCACCGGGCTGTTGAGACTGCCCGGTCTGCGTGTTTTCGAACGTGTTGGTTCCTGTGGCAGCAATGGGCATGCCAGATAGAATCCCGGTCATGTTGCCGATTTGCTCACGTCCGAACCCCTGCTCTTCAAGGAAGTTCTGGTAATCCATGTCGATCTGGCGCTGAGCGTCAGCCTGTTCCGCCGCGCCGACACCCTCAAGAAGCTGCATGTTCTGGATGTCAGTTTGACGACCAAGCTCGCCGAAGCGCGTGAGATCACCTGCAAGGCCTTGTCCAGCCTCGAGCGCTGCAAGTCCTTGGCCCGCGCCGAACTGTTGTCCAGCTTCTGTGCCTGTCTGCACACGGCCAAGTTCAGCTGCACGCTGTTGATCAACGGTCATCTGGGCGGTACGATCAGCGCCGAACTGTTGTGAGGCTGAGTCAAAGGCCCGCTGTTGTCCCGTTGCTTGGATCTGGGCCATACGGTCGAGTAGACCTTCTTCTGCCAAACCCTCTTGAACAGCTGCGCGAGAACCACCAAATGCACCTGACTGAACAGCCTGAGCTTGACGTTGACCACCAAGGCGATTGAAGTCTCGGATTGCCTGTTCCTTTTGAACATCTGTGACGTTCTGCATGTAAGGTGACATGTATTGTGAAACAGCATCCCCAGTGAATGTGTCTGGCTGTTGGAAGTTAAACTCAGAGAACTGTGTTGGGTCATACTGACCAAGTTCTGAGGCTCGGTCCATACCTGCTTGTGTGAAGTCTTGAGCTGCACCAAGACCGGCAAGGCCGGTGCCGGCGATACCTAGTGTGCCCGCGCGAGCAGCTTCGGTTGAGGGGTCATTGGAAGCGATACGTTCACCGCCGTAAGCCTCAAATGGTTTGGAGAACTCTGCCTCCGCTTTGGCAATGTTGCGCTCAAAGTAAGGTTTTGCCCAATCAGGAAGGTCAGCCGAAGATGACCCCGACTGAGTTGTGGTGTTGTTCACTGTCTTGCTACCACACATGGGTTAGCTCCTTACTTTGGTTCCAGCTCTAGGCTCGACTCATATATTCCTGCATCGCGCGGGGCGCAGCGTCTTCAGCTTGGTTTACCTTGTCTAGGAAACCTCCGCCATACTTCTTCTCAAGGGCATCTGCCGTCTTCTTGCGTAGCACATACTCCCCGTCGGCAAGCAAAACATCCTGCTCGCCCTCAAGGGTTGCGGGAACCTTGTCGTCTACCCCAGAGCCATCTCCCGGTCCACGAACAGCACCTGCCTCACCGTTGGCGAAGCGCTCCACAGTATCGTCGTATTCCCCAGACTGAACTCGCTGCACGAGGTCTTGGAGTGCTTCTCTACCATAAGCGGCGACAAACTTACCGAGAACAACCGCTGCGTCTTCTTCACCCATGGCGCCTTTGACTGCGCTGATTGCGTCAGAGATAACTGTCTTCTCGTTGCCCCCAACCTCACCACCTTCGGCCATACCTTGTACAGGCATGAGAGTGTTACGATAATCAAGCAGCTGATCGTAAGTCGGGTTGGACATAAATTGCTGAGACATCGGGTTGGTGGGATCGTAGTTCGGGTTTGGTAGTGGAATAAATGCACCTTGGGCTGCAGCTGTGCTCATGTCGGGCATCTGTGGCAGCGTCACTGTTGCGCCACTATCTGAAGCTGTTGGCCCTGTGGAAACTGTTGGTGCAACACGAATGGAACCTCCACCCTCTCCAATCATTGACTCTTGCCCTCTTTGGGACAAACCTGCAGGGCGCGATTGGCCAGATTCTGTTTGACCAGTAGAACTATCGGCGCCTTTGGTCAGACCCCCAACCAATCCCTTGGCCGCACCCATGATACCTTGACCACCTGTCGCTTGGTTCATTGCAACACCTGCGATCATTCCGGGAAGACCGCCCATTGCGGCACCTCGAAGAGCCGCTGCGGTGTTTGTCAAACCACCGTTGTCGTCACGTGCGAACGCTGGCGCAGCGATACCGGCCAAGCCAGTTGCTTCTCTGCCCGAACCGCGAGGTGTAGCACCGGCAGCGTTTGAAATTCCACCAAATGCGCCTCCGAAGGTATCGCCGGATTGACCGGGCCCGCCGCCGTCTGCCATGTCGGCAAGTCCGCTGTAACCTCCAAAGAATCCACCTCCGGAATCGTCACCGCCGCCGCCGCCCTCACCGCCATTTCCACACATGTCGAACCCCTTTTAGGTTTGTAGGCCTATACTACAACACGTAGTTTGTAATTTCCACCCACAAGATCATAGCCCAACTTTTGCAGGAGGGTTCCAGTTTTGTCTGTACTTAGTCCGCTGGAAACACCTACGCAAATCTCAGCAACCTTGTGCGACGTCCCCCACTTCTCAAACGCGCGTAGTAGATCAAGACCTACCCGGGACCCACGATGTTCCGGGGCCACATACCACAGTGTGTCTGACGCCAGTCGGTCAGTGCCAAAGTAATGCTCGCTGATTGCTCCCAAGAACAACCCGACCAACTCGCCATCTACCTCAGCAACCTGCATAAAGTGGGTATCTGGATTTGTGCTGTAGTGGTACAACATTCTCCCAACCTTGTTGGTGTCATAATCGAAGTCACGATACACACTTTCTTGGTGCATCCGGTATCCGAGCTCGATTGATCCTTGAGCGTCACGGGGCTCCATAGGGCGGACAGAACTCATGGTAGTAACCTTTCGATGGTTTTGGGACCAACGATACCATCGGCAACCAGACCATTCGTGGCTTGCCACATTTTCACAATCTTGTCGGTGTTGGGTCCAAACACTCCGTCGGCGGCGAGCCCCAACCTACGCTGAATTTGCTTAACGGCATCGCCCCGACTACCCTTGCGGAGCGTGGCTATTACCGGTGAGCGAGAAGGAACGTCACCTGTGAGAGCTTGCATAGCAGTATTATATCTCCGCTGGCGATCTTCCAGTCCGATTGTACCGCCGTTTATGCGCCGTGTGACTTTCTCGACGTCACCTGTATCTGCAAGCTTGTTGAGGTTGTTCTTGCTCCAGAACCACAGCGCTGACGCCAAGGCACCTTCCTTTGTCTCCAGCCAGTCAGATGCCTCTTCCGGCGTCATGCCGTAGTCTTTGGCGAACGCCGTGACATTGCTTCGGCCAGTAAGCTGCTTCAATCCTTTTCCGCGGAACCGCCATCCGTCACCCGGCTGCGTATTCCCCAATGCACCGCGAGCGGAGCGGAACTCGTCCATGTAGACGTAGTTGGCAATTTTCTCTGGCTTGCGAGCATATTCAGCAGCGTTGCGCTTACCCACACCGAAGTAGCGACTGAAGACACGCTCCAGAGCATCTTGGGAATAGTTCAGGTTTTCCTGCAGGGCTGTGAAGTCTCGGCTCTCGTGGGCGCATTGACTGATAAACGACGCTACTCGCTCAGGAGTGTCGATACCATATACGGGCAAAGCTTTGTTGAGCTCTGTGCACCATACGTTGAGCTCCCTGTTTGTCGGGAGCATATCCGTGAGTTGGCGCAGTGTGAGTTTCATTTGGACACACCTTTGGTTTTCTCGAATGTCCGAAGACCGCCAAGACCCAACATGCCCATCAGAACAGGCAGCATAACGGAAGTGTCAGATTGTGGAATATCCCAACCAAGCCCAGATGCGATGGGGGAGATCAGGAAGTTTACCGCGAAGCCGCACACACAAATCCAACCAACTGCAGGGCGCCAACCGCCCCTAAATAAGCTATCAGATCCAGCCTCGACCTTGTTTACGTCCAGCTGAGCCTTGGCAATTTCTTGCACGTGGCGCTCGGACATCGTGGCGATCTCGTGAGCCAACCTGTTGCGCTCATCTGTGTCAGGGATAACCTTCTCCAGAAGCTCGGTCACGGGGGCAATCAGTTGTTTCAACATCCAGATATCCTTTTCTGGGTTACCGCATATCTACAGAACGCTCAATAAGGCTGCGGATGGCCTTAATATTCTCGTCCATGCGAGCAAGCGTCACGGCCTGCTCATTCATAATGCCCTCAACTTTCGTCAAGCGCGTATCGTTTCGGATAATATCCTCAGCGTTGTTTTGAATCCCGCTGTTCATACTCGCAACAAACCACACCAGAGCAACTGTTTGACCAACTATGGCCAGTATAAAAGTAACAGGTACTGATTTCGAAAGGTGCCATTCATCTCTTACCATTAGAATACGGAGCCTCCTGCTGGTGCTGGTCCCGTAATCGGCACAGAGACATCCTTCTGCTCGGGTTGTTTGGTGTCGCTCATATTACTATCCTCAGTTCGCCTGTTGCCGTCTTATATACATCATTTTCCGCAAGTCCACCAGCTACGGCTGCGGCGTTGTTGGCGAAAACAGAGAGTCCTGATAGATTCAGAGTATCTCCGCGCACCGGTCCCGGGTTCTGCTGCTGCTGCGCATATAGGGAAAACGCCCGCGTGACCTGCGCCATGTAAGATGCGTTGTACTCCGCCGGAGCCGCTGCAAAGAATGGTACTGTGACTGCCTGTGCCATTAGCGTTTCCCATCCGTACGCATATCTGCACGGGGTGTCCCGAGCCTCCACTGAGTATTCACGTCGTTCGACTCAACCCGCAATGACATTGACCTCCCTCGCAACCTGAAGAATAGCTGCTCGGTGTATTGTTGGACCGGCACAGTGGTGCTACGTGCTACGCCCCCTGAGTTTATCTGGTCAAACGCAGCTCCGGGAAAGTCTTTTGTGCTCACAGTGAAAGACACCGAAGGGGTGTCCGGCGAGTTCCTAAACGAGACGTCAGGGATCACCCTGCTCACAAACATAAATTGCTCTCCGTCACCTATATCTACGGCGCTGGACTCAATGTAGCTGTTTATCGCACTCGGTGGGTTTGTGCTGCCGTCAGATATACCGTTCTCGTGGAAGTATAGGTATCCATCTGTGGAAGCTGCAATCGGGAAACCTGACACGCCGCCCTCGTCCCACGCAGTGCGCGCCATAGTCCCATAGTACCATGTGTTTTCCACATAGTTAAACACGATATAGCTGTCGTTGGTTACACTACCAACCGACGGGTAGAACCACCAAACCTCGTTGAACTTGGTGTTGCTCGCAGCTGTGACTTTGCCGAGCTGATACAGGTTCATGTTTGCAAACACGTACTCTTTTATCGGACATGGGATAATCTGCACGTTACCATCGTAGCGGTAAAACACCCGATCACCCATCCAGTAGACGGCATCGCCAACAGCAACTGCGGAGTTCTGGGAAACAATCGACGTGTTTGTGGAAACCTCAGTCAAACCAAACGTAAACGGCGCACCGATAAACTGCATTGCTGAAACAGACTTATCCGTGAAAACGACGACTTGTTGCTTTGTCTGCACCGCCGCGATTATCTCTGAGCCCGTACCGATACGCAGCTCGCCAGCGGTGTTGTCTGCTCGGGTTTCCCAGTCAGTGAAAGACTCAGCATCTGAGAAGCGAATGATCAACGGGTCTAGGTTGCCCGGGTCACCCTCAGGGTCACAACCGAAGGCAATGACGTGGCGATCTCGTTCTGATACCAACACGATGTTGGCAGCTTCAGGTTGGTTGTTACCGCTGATAGATGTGATATTTACGGCACGGGTGCCAGAACCCACAGAAGAATCCCAGTAATAGATACCCCCGCCCCGCACGTTAGTGAGAAGGTCTTCCCCGAAGTTGTCCATGGACCACAAGCGCAGCTGTGTGCCGGGAATTGAGATATCGGCAGGTGAACTCCACGCACCGCGACTCCATACACCGGCGCCCCAACCACTGCCCAAAACAACAGAGTCCAGACCCGTGTTGATCTGGTAGGCCCCTACAACACTGGCGCCACCGTCCCCTGTGTCGGAACTATTTGCAGCGGTCGCGATCTCGATGGTGTATGTGTTCCGATCTACCAAGGACGTGACTTGCTGCTCTTGGTTCAACACATCCGCCGTTACAGCACCCCCGAGACTCACGGCTCCAGAGAACGTGACGTAGTCGTTAAGAAAAACATCGTTGGTTGTGTCGGTGACAGTGAGTGTCGTAGATCCGTCAACTGCTGAGAATGTAACATCACCCGCCGCCGTTGTCTCTCGGATGGGTGTGATATCTACGGGCTGGTTACCTTCAGTAATGTACAGTTTCAGGTTAGTGCCAGCAGCGACGTATTTCGTAACAGTGAGCGTTGTCCACACATGCAGCTTACGACAAGCGCCAACCATTTCGCTGTGGGTAAAACGACTCCAACCACCAATAGACTCAGGGAATCCCATACGGAAACGCACCTTGTCGCCATCGCGCCAACCGCCTTCGTTGGTGTAGTCAGTGGTATCCCGCACAATACCGGGCCTAAATTGGAGTTTTGTCAAAGCCATTGTTCATCCAGACTTACTTTCGGCGACCCTGCCGTGTTGTATAAACTTGTACGCTTCGTCGGCGGTTACGACAAATGCCAAGATAGTTGATTTCCCCATAATAACAGCTTTGCACACCCGATGTCTACCGTCGAGCATACGTAGAGGCTTCTTGATGGGGTTTGGCATACCGGAGGCAACCAGTGCCGGTTGGTCCAAATTTGCCTGTGTGTATCTCCGAGAGCGCACATCTATTTCATCTGTGGGTTTGTAAGCAACCATATCTAAATCTATGGTGATAGGCTGATAGCCTTTCATCTTCACATAGCGGTATAGACTGAGACAGTCGATGTACGTTTCTTCTCCGAATACGCACCATTCTCCATCCATCACATGTATCATCGCAAGCGGTAACCAATGCTGATACGGTCGGTTTCGCTACCAACTGCGTGCCACAGGTAGGGGGGCTTGTCCGTGATATCAAACATACGAAGTGTGATCCCGGCATCATCGTAGTCGGTAACGATGTCCCCATCGTCCACATAGCGGAAGAAAGACTTACCGGCCTCTTTTGCCCAAGTTATGTAGAGTCTCTGGCAAGGCACATCGCTGTTCGTATGCCACCCCATAAAACCGGTAGGGGGATAGTGGAAAAAACCACTCGGCATTACTGATTTGTCTGGGAAAGCCTCTTGGATTATATGGGACATCTTTCTGCCGATACCCAAACCCTCAAAACTAACGAGGTTGTCACCTACCGACACTGCCCGGTCACCCTTGGAGGTGCTCACCAAAGCTTCCTCAGATACGTGTTTTTCCCAATCGGGAACGGTAATCGCCCCCACCATTTTTGTATTCCCCAAAATCTGAGGTAGATGCTTCACCACCACACGCTCCAACTCACTCTGGAGGGCCTCGCCTATGGATACTCTAAGACTCATGCCGAAACCACGCTGCGGTATTTTTCTTTGTAATCCACGAAAAGGCAGTTGGGCTCGATCATTGCGGCATCAACGAAGCAGTTGACCCCCGTGGCGTTGGGTAGGTCAGTCACATCCCGCAATATCTGCTTATCGGCCTCAATCCGGTCCATGGTGGCCCGATCACCCCGCGCAAACATTTGCATCTGCAGCCGATCCAGTTGCTCTAGGAGAGGTTCCCTAACGCTACGGAAGACTTCTGCCCACCAGAGCTTCACCAAATCCATATCAAACACTACGTCCGTTGGGTTGGTGTAGTCGTCAAACTCCAATTTATCGACGTGCGTTAGCATCGCCATACGCTCCGGAGGTGAGTTGGGGTCGTAGTTTTTGATCAAGTATGCCGCGTCGGGGGGTATTACACCCCCGGCTCGAAGCTGTGATACCTCCAAGTCGGACACAGTGAAGCACAGTTTGGGTGTGCCGACGGGCTTGTTGAAAAAAACAACACGCATTGTTTGCTCAATAAACCACGATAGATATGTAAGTTGGGTCAACCGAGGTTATGCCCCACCCTTGCGAAGTGTTGTTGTCGTTGCCGCCGAAGTGGGCGTACTCGTTATAGAGTAGCCGTGCATCAATGGTAAACCCGTCCGTATCCGTTGTCTTGACGTAGGCGTTGTAGTGATTGAAAGTCTGCGTCATGGACGTCGACGGGGTCTGTGAATCAACCCCCTTATCGACACTGCCGACAACTATACACCAGTTTGATGTGCCATCTCGGATAGAGCTATCGCAGGTGATGTTGTAGTTCCCAGTCCCTGTCTTAGAGAGTGTGAGGTTGAGAGCTTTTATTGTCGCCCCTGTTGCACCATTAAAGGTGATGAAGCCTCGGGCACGCCCCTGCAGAGCATCGAGAGTATTCAGCTGCGTCTGAATTGGCGAAGTGACCCCATCAACATAGTTCAGCTCAGCAGTGGTGGCTGTAACACCGTCCATGATGTTCAACTCAGCAGTGGTGGCTGTGATCCCATCGAGTGTCAGGTACTCTGGGTAGGAAATACCCAGTGCGTTCAAATTGGTAGCAAAGTTGAAATCTACCACGCTCCCAGTAAACCCATCCAAGGTGTTCAGCTCAGCAGTGGTGGCTGTGATACCATCCATGATGTTGATCTCAGAGGTCGTGGCCGTCACACCGTCCATGATGTTGATCTCAGCGGTCGTGGCCGTCACACCGTCCATGATGTTGATCTCAGCGGTCGTGGCCGTCACACCGTCCATGATGTTGATCTCAGCGGTCGTAGCCGTCACACCGTCCATGATGTTCAGCTCTGCAGCGGAGGCTGTGACAGTATTACCGCCGATAACCAAGGATCCGAGGTCAAATGTCGCAGTGAGGTCGACAACTGCCGCGCCACCACCACCACCATCGCAGTAGATGATTTTTGTTGTGCCGTTCAACACACTTACATTCGAGCCAGAACCCTGAGTGAACGTAGCTGTCTGCCCGCTGAGGTTCTTTATAATATAGATGTGTTGACCGTTGTTAGGGGTCACAGTGATAGTGTTTGGTCCTGAGGGTGAACCGCCGAGCACAAGTACCCTGTTTTGCCCATCTGACAATGTGCCATCTGTGGTTGGCAACGTGTGTGTTGTCCCCGCCAAAGAAATCGAGCCGACCCCGTTTGTGATCCGGTCGAGGATCGACATGTTGTCGTTTACGGTACTACCCCATGTGGCGGACTGCTCACCGTTCGCTGGAAGCTCAATGCCACCATTTGCTGTATACGTACTAGGCATCTGTCATCCTCATGCTGCTATTCTCGTCCATGTTGTTCCGGGATCCGGCGTTACCCTACCCCATACAAGGGCCCGACCAACTACACCGTCCGCAAAGACCCCAAGGGGTATTATTATAGTCGACCCCGTAGTTGATACGGAGTTTACCGCACTTGTACCAAAAACTCCAATGGTAACTACATCTATACCAATGGCAGTAGTCGGAACACCAATCGCAGTAGCAGCTTGGACCCCCGTAGCAGAGAATACCGCGGTGGCTTGGACTACAACAGAGCCAACGTCGCCCGTGGATGCCACTCCAGTTACGTCAACAATCGCCCCGGCAACAACAGCAGCAACAGAGCCAACGTCGCCCGTGGATGCCACTCCAGTTACGTCAACAAACACAGTGCCTTCGGTGTCTACCACAACAGAGCCAA